TAATACTAATGCACCATACAGATATTGATTATCTGTTCCTGAAACTTCTAAGAATACTCTTGTGCCGCCAATTAATCTTTCACCATAAACAACAGGAATATGAGCATTGTTAGATTGTTTATTAAGTAAAACACCTCTGGCATTTTGGTCAGCTAAATCGCTATCAAAATCAGGAACATCAGGGATTGGAATAATCCAAGAAATAACATCTGTAAATATTTGTTGGACACCTTTAAAAATATCACTGATTGCTTTTCCTATGCCATCAAATAAACCCATTATTTTCTACCCCATAAAATATCTTGAACTGTTAGTCCTGCAAATTCAAAACCAACATCTGTACTAAAGAATCTTTGTTGGCTTCCGTTATTTGTTTTTCTTCCTGCAGTTCTACTAAAGTCTGCAAAGTGTGAAGTACAATTTAAAACTATTCTACCTTTTTCAGTATCTATTCTAAAGCTATCAATAAAACCTATTTCATAAGTGAATGTATCTATCAAAGCATCTGCACTATTTAAGAAACCCATATCCACGGTCACTTGGTCATTATTTACTACATTGTTTAAAACAATAGAAACAAAAGCACTATCAACTGCTGATAATTCTATTTGAAAGCTAGATACATCAATAGATGAATTTTCACCTTTGCCGCTGACACCTAGTAAATGAGAACTTGCAGTATAGGTATTGGAATTATGAGTTATGTCTTTGTAATGGTTTGTTATTCTTTGAGGGGTAGGAAAATTAATCTCTACTAAAGCAATAGCCTTAATATTTTGATTGCCTAACTCTGTGGTTATAGCACTAGATAACCCTCTAGTCATTACAGAGCCTCTATAAAATCAACTTCAAATTTATATAAATCTATATCGTCAGTATTAAATTGTTGAATATCATTAGTTAATCTAACTGTAAATTCTACACCATCATAAGTCACAGAAGCATCATTGGATAAAGCACTTCTTAAAGGTGGCTCTATTGTAAGAGTAGCTTCATTAGAAACATCAGCAGTTGCATCAGCTACAACCATATAAACTTTTGTATCTCCGCCAAACTTTACAAAATCACCTGCTTTTAATGTACCTGTCATTCCATCAACAGTTATTGTTGTATCACCTGCGGTATGTGAACCATTGACTAAGACTGTTCCTGATACATTACCTTTTGCATTCTTTAAATCAGGTAAAGCTATTTGGAATGTTTCTTTCTGACTTCTCTGCTTCATAATAAAAGCTATGACTGGAGCAAAATCACTTCTTCTCATAGGTGGGTAAGTTGCACTAAATTTAAATCTTTGTCCATCTACTTGAACGCTAAACATCTTACCGCTATCAGTAGTAGATGTAATTGTTTTTTGTTCAGATGAAAAACCTATTGAATTAAATTCAGGTGATGTTGGATAAGTGCCACTCATTAAACTAACGCCTCTTTTCCTTGACTATTTAAAGCATCATTTATCACATTAACAATAACACTTCTACGTTTAACTAATAAATTATCAAATCCTTCTGTGTCATTAGCATATACATTTAAATTGACTGTAGTCGCACCCATTCCACCTAGTTTATTATTGGGTACTATTGTTCCTGCTTGTTGGGGAATAAAAAGTTCAGGTCCTGCCTCACCAACTATTGAAGGACGACCAACTGGCGGTCTGCCACCTTTTTCAAATCCTTTTATTTTATTAACAAAACCCATACCTACACCAATAACACTTGCGGCAGCGGCAATATTAAATGGAAAAGGAACAGAGCCTAAAGCCTTTGCACCTGCTTGATAAGTGCTGCTTAATGCTTTTGCTATTGCATCCATTTTGAATATTGTCTTTGCTTTTGTGATAGCTGCAGTCACCGCTTCACCTATTAATGCTTCTACTATTGCTCTTTTTACTGCATCTGAAAAACCCTTCATATCTAGTTTTCCTGTAATAACAAAATCTGCCATTGTTTTCTTTAGTGAATTAAATGCAGTTTCTCCTGCTTTTTGAAATCCATCAAAAACACTTTTATCCATAGCATCTTTAAATCCTTGATTAAATCTTTCAAATGCTGATAGTTGTTCTTCTATATGTCTAGTGCTTACTGTTCCAAGAACTGCCATCTCAGAATTATAACCTTGAAGTGTGACTGTTGCTCTTTCTTGTGCAAAAGATAAATCGTGCATACTTCTTGCACCACTTTCCATCATTGAGGCACTTAAAGATAATGCGTTTTGTTGTTTTACTTGTTCTTGTGTTTGTTCTGTTGTTGCTTTTTTTCCAAAGTTAAATGCATTAGTTAATTTTTGATTTTCTTCAATTGCTTTATCAAAATTAAATTTATCTAAAGATGACTGTAAGCGGTCTATCTCTAGTTTTTGATTTTGGAATATTTCTTTCATGGTTTTGGTTGCACCTAAAGAATTTGCTTGTTGTTCTAATAATGGTAATTCACCTCTTAATTGTTTTAATTTCTCTGCTACATCACTAGCTTCATCTGCATCCAATATTGGTCTTACTGTTCCTGCACCTGCTTTATCAATTAAGTCATCTATTTGACCAACTAAAAAACTAACTGCACCAAATGCAGCTAAGCCTTTTTTACCAAATAATAAAGCGGCTATGATACCAGATGATTGAACGAATGTAGGTAGGCTTTGAAATCCTGTAATTGTTGTACCTAATGCATCAGATATATTCTTTACTGCAGGTGCTACATCTTTTATAAGGTTTGATGTTTTGCTAATTGCTCCTGCAAAGTTTTCACCGATAGCAGTTGCAATATCTTTTATTTGTTGTTCATTCTGTTCTAAAAATACATTTAAGTCACCAAACTCACCTTTTAATTCTTCAAAAAATCCTGATGCTACATCCTTTTGAAATTTAAAATACTTATCCCCTATCATTGATAGAGTTCCTTCAAGTGTTGTTGCTAGGTCTTTAGTGGCATTTGCAAATTGACCATCTCCTGCAAATAATTCTTCAAATCTTGCTACTGTTTCTTCTGCAGTGACTTTCGCACCATTTTGAAATCCTAATAAGGCTCTCACACCTCTTTCTCTAAATAAATCTGCTGCACCAATACCGCCAGAAAATGCTCTTTGAATTTGTGATGATGTAGTTTCAAAATCAAGTCCTGTGACTGCTGCCACATTACCAGTAATTTCTAAAACTCTATTAAGGTCTTGTGCATCTTTAGCAACAACTGCTAAATTACCTGATGCTCTTGATATTTCCTCTAAGGAAAATGGAACTCTACCTGCAAAATCTGTAAGACTATCAAAGGCTTCTTTACCTTCTTCTATTGAGCCAAATAAGAATTTAAAACGAACTTGTAGGCTTTCAACTTCTTTACCTACATCAACAAATGATTTGACAATTGCACCTGCACCAAGACCAACCAATGCACCTTTTAAGCTAAAAACCGACCTTTTTACATTTCCAAGATTTTTTTGAACACCAGTTAGTGCTTTTTTGGTTTTATCATTAGCGATAATGTCAATCAGTAATTTTTTAGTCATTATCTTCTTTTACCTTGCATCTTCTGTTTATTCAATGCTTTTTGTTCTTCTTCATGTTTGAGATTATAATAAGCTACCCACATATTATATTCATCTACTGGGATTTGTAAAATCTCCCCAATAGTTTTATGTAGCTTTTCTGCTAGGAAAAAATGAAATCTAAAATCTGAATCAGAATTTAGTTTTTTTTTAGGGTTTTAGTATCATCAGTTGAAGGATTTAATATTTCACTAGACACTCTAGCAATAATATCTGGGTCAACAAACTTCTTCATCCTAATCTTGCTTTCTAAATCAAACATTAACTCACCATCTTTTGTTTGTGCCTTTTTTACAATGACATCAATTAAGACAGTTAAGTCATTATCATTAGAGCCTTTAAAGATTTCTGCTTTTTCTAAAAGTGTAAATGGTTTAACGTAAATGGCATCTTCGCCTGTTAATCCCCATTCTTCTACTTCAATGATTTTAATCTCTTGGTGCTTAAAATGATTTATAGCACCCTCAAGATAATCTTTTTTGGGCATTTAGATTAGACTGTTGTGTGTGTGACGCCACCAGTAAATTGAACATTAAATGTTCTACTGATTACACCATCCATTGTCACTGCTACTGATGCACCTGTCACTAAAGCAGTTCCAGTATAATAAGCATCACCGCTATCTGCACCTTCAGGGTAAAGATTTAATGTGACAGAAGCACCAACATCAAGGCTTTCTTGACCTGATGAATCTGTTTCATCCCAATGGCATTCAATAGTACCAGTGGCATCTTTTCTTAGTGCGATATAGCTTTTTGCAGTATCAGTTAATGATGTATCTTCAACAGTATCGTTAGTTTCGTCAATATTGAAACCAGTCACTTCTGCGACTGCGTTTGTTCCAACTTTAACTACTCCGCTTGTTCCGACGTGTGTTGCCATTCGTTATCTCCTTCGTTATTTGTTTCTACCTTTTTTTTAGATTTGGTAGGTTTTTTTTCTGCTTCTAGTTTATAACCATTAGCAAGAAACTTGTCTATATTATTATCCCATACTTCTATGGAATTTTCATCTTTGTATAGCTTTACTCTTTTAGCCATTATGCAGTACCTCGTACAAATTCATAAAATACTCTTACCACAATTCTAACTCCACCCAAAGGATATAATGTACCTTCATCTGAACTAACTTCTACTATTTTTGTTTCTAATGCGTTTCCACTTCTAGTTCTATCAGCATCTAAAGTTTCTTCTATAACCTCAATTAATTGGTTTCTTTTGGTGTCTAGGTTGGTTTCTGTTCCCTTAACATACCCAACTAGTACATAATCTATTGTACCACTTCTCTTTCCTGCCGCAGTATCACCTAAAGAAAAATCTTCTCTTACCTCGTCACCTGTGGAAATGTACAATGCAGGAAATTGTGGGTCGGCTAACTGTTCAGGTTCAAAAGGTTCTCTGGTTATTTTTTTTAGTTCAATAGGTGAAGTGACTGCATCTAATACAGTAATTATATTTGCCGCTATATCTTCTCTTTTACTCATAATCTCAGTTCTCTTTCTAACACATTAAAGAATATCTTTTCAATGTTTGTTTCTTCTTTTTTGCTTATTCTAAAAAAGGGTCGGATAATCTTTTTTCTACCTACACCTGCTTCATCATGGAAAAAGGCTTTTCTATTAGCTGATGCCTGTCTAAAGAATAATTCACCTTTACTTGGTGTCACTTTACTTGTTAATGAACTAAACATTTGACCAGTATCAGTCAAATCAACAACTCCAGATTGTTTTACTAATCTTCTTTTGTATTTAGGGGAATAAGGTTTAAATGCTCTACCTCTAAAATCTACACCCTTCTTTTGTGTTCGGTCTTTAATAGCCGCAATCTCAAAAGCAGTGGCATTGGCTAAGGCTCTTTTAATAGCTTTAGGAACTTGTCTAGATACTTTTTGAAGTGATTTACTTACTTGAACAGAATTGTCCTTGATGCGAACACTCGCTACCATTATCTACAGACACATTCACCATTACAAAATTCGCACATTATCTCACCAACCTTAAATGATGTATGGGTTCTTTTTCACTAGCGGTGACTGTACTGTCGCCATCTTCATCATATTCAACACCATCACGCAATACTGCATTAAATTCTTCTGCGTATTTGGCTCTGTAAAATTCTATTTGTACTTGGAAAGCGTCTTGACCATCACCACCTTGTGGGTCTTTCCATTTCGTTAGTTGAGGATAAATATATTCTGCTAATGCTTTGTAAATAGTGGCTCTTTTCCACTGAGCATCAGTTAGTTTACTGTTATCCATCTCTAAAGTTGTCACTTTAGTAATATCTTTATATCGTACTGTATGGCGATATCTTTCCCACCATTCCTCACGAATTTGTCTTAAAACATCATCTTCTGCGAATTGTAATTGAGTATCAAAATTTGCAATTCCAAATTCTAAAATATCTGGTTGGTAAGATGTGATATCTGAACTACCTACTACGAATACTGATGTTGCCGCCATTAATCTTCTTTCTTCTTCTTAGTTTTTTTTGGTTTTTCTACTGGCTTATCCTCTAATAAATCAAAACCTCTTAATTTCCAATGTATTAAATTTTTTTCGTAATCAAATTTTGTTCTGGTGATTATCTTGTCACCTTTTTTTAATTTTACTAATTCCATTATTGTTCCCTTATACATTTTAATAGGTGGGGAGTGTATCCCCACCCATAGTCTATATTATTGGATTGATGAATCAAAGTGCATTTCTACACCATATGAATCATGTAATTCTCCAACACCATAAACTGCAGTAGCAACAATCTCGTCTGCTCTTAGAGAAGCATCTCTTTGAGTTTCAATCTTGATGTCCTGCATCATAGCTAGTGCTAAAGCATCCTTATGGAATACTGCACCTTTGTAATCACCTGCTGTACCTGTGTTAGCCATATTTGAAGTTTCAAATACTGTAATACCTGCAATCTGACCTACATAACCTGAGCGTAGTGCTTCGTTCTGTAAATCACCTGCATTTGGATTAGCAAATGTGTTTGTTAAGTTTGCTTTTAAGTCATAAGCAATCTTAGGGTGTAATACTGCATAACACTCATTTGTTGGCAGTCCTGCCGCTCTTAGAGTTGATGCCGCATTAAAGATAGAAGAAGCCGCAATCGCTCCAGTTCCGTCACCTAATGTAGTTGAGAAACCATCAAATAATGCGATTAAGTCTTCGTCCATTTTCTTTGCAATACCTTCACCAAATAATCTACCGATATCAGCCGCTACGTTTCTTGGTGCGGAGTTTCTCGCTAAATCAGTTAGTGTTGTCATTACGCCAACCTCAGATGCAGTGATTGTCACTGAACTTGGGTTTACTGCTGTGTTTGATAAATCGGTTGCTTCTGCTACACCTGCCGCCGC